AGCTTGCAGCGTGTGATGCGATAGGTTTCCATTTTGCCTTCATTGACTAAATGATCAAAAAATGATTTCATATTTTTAACCCAGTCTGAGTCAGAAATATCGCCTTCTTTGTTGGCCCAAATTGTATAAATGTCCATGTGTTACTCCAGTGTTCCTAGCATTTCAAATCCATCCATCTTTTGTTTGTACAAGTGTGCTTGTTCAAGATACAGATACTTAAAACCGCGCTCAAGATATATTGCACACTCAGTTTGCAAACTTTCTATACCGAGCCGTAGCTTGGGTGTTCGATAGTCCCATGCAAACTGTGCGCACAATGCGTTTTTGCTGTCGTAGCGTTCAATCAAACTGAACGCAACTAATTCTCCGTTATTTTGATATCCAATAACGTCTGTGTTTGGTGCTGTATACCTACAGTCAAATATAGGCATTACACTGGCAAAATGTCGATAGATACAGTAGCGTTTGTATATTTCGTTCAACTGATCTATGTCTGGATCTGTTATGTAATACCAGTCGCATGTCTGCTTGTAATCAGTTTTACTAAGATCTATTCTGGCAAATTGATAACTCACCGCGGATCCTTTCTGTTGTTAAACAGTGTTGTTAGATATTCTTCTGGCCATGTGTGATAAAACCCTTTGCTGGCCATTTGCGCTGCACTGTCATCAAGTTTGCTTAAACTTTGCACTAACGACAGTGCATACTTGCCTTGATTCATACTCACTCCATTAACCCACTCTGCTGCTGCAGGATGATCTTCTAGCACTAATAAATTTTTTGCAACTAAAAATTCTCGATTAGCATCTTCTAATGCTTGGTGAAAACGAGCGTAGGGAAATTCTTCAGGGTCGTATGCGTAAATTATAACTTCGTACTTGCCCATGCCTTGACGACAACAATTCTTTAAATCAAAATAAGGGTTTACACCTACTAAAATATTAACTGTACCAGACAACCTGGCCTTTCGAGCAAACGGACACGGCGCCCAGTCTCCTAGTGCAGGATGCGGAACTTCTACAAAGTTCTCGGACCAGGTTAGTATATCATGTTTGACTTGTTCTAGTTGCATCAGAAGAAAGGCAGTTTGCTGGTTTTTGTAGTTTCAAGATTGTCTTTAATAATGTCGCTGATAAACGACCGTTCTCTAAAACTCATCTGCATAATGTCTTGGTAAGTTGCGCCACCACGCATGTACCAAGACATCTTCAAACTTTGTTGACGTATTGAATCGGCCTCCTTGTCCATCCGGTCGATCATCTTGGAAATTTCTTCAGCCGACAGGGTCAGGAGGCGTCCGCGAAAAAACTTGTTTGGTCCATTGTAAGTTGTTGCTGATACTTGTGATGACAGTTAGGACATTCCATGCTGAGCGGTTCAATTTCGCTGTCGGTTCGTAGCGCAATAATATGATCTTTTAGTGCAGTAAACAACGCTCTGTCGCAGTTGTTGATAAACTCATGAATGAATTCAGATTCAGTTACCAGTGCATGCGGGGTACGTATGCTGGCAATGCTCCACTTGAGTGCTTCCACAGTGAGCTCGGTAATTTTTTTCAAACTGGCATTAAGTTCAGTGATTTTTTCAGCATCGCTTAGATCGCTGGTCTGCACTACTTGAATACGTTTTTGTTGCTCAAACTGATGTTGATTGCTGACGTTTTGATTTTCATAAGTCATTGGACGGAACGAAATTGTCAAGTCGCCACGCTGCATCTCTTTGTGGAAGTCGCCGCTTTTGAGTTTGTCCAGCACTGTTCTTAGATCTAACGTGTATTCTGACTCAGTTTCGCATTCAGGACATCCTGACAGGATTTCCATATCATGACCGTAGCTGGCAATTCTAATGGCCACTAACACAGCATTCAAGTCTGCCACTGGCATTTTCCATGCGTTGAGAATGTTAGGAACACAGCTTTGTATAACATTGACCACAGCTTGCCCGTTGTACAACGCATCTGGTGTACGGTATGTGATCTCGTCAATGGCAGTCATTGGGTAAACTGGTAACTCTTTAGTAGCAGGGTAGTCTACACTGCCTTCTGACCAGAAGTTGCCTTCTGAAGGCAACCTTAAATGAATAGCAGGCTGCCGGAAAAATTGTTTTAGTGGGTTTGCGGATTGGCTCATATATTACCTATAAATATAAGGTACTTATAGGTAAAAACACATGGCAGACATAAATTTCGAATCGGAAAGACTTGCACAACTGATGGCAGATGTCAATCGACAGATGCAAGAGTATGGCGAAGTTTCGCAAGAAACCCAGAAAAAAGTCTACGATGCAAACATCAAGTCCAAGCACGGCATTGAAAACGCCACCGCTGCTATAGAAGGCGCTGGTAAAGCAGCAGGGCACTTGGCCAAAGCTGGTACAGAAGCTGCCAAGGCCATGTACGACAATAAGAAAGGAGCCGCAGCATTTAATGGCTCCATGGATTCTATAAGCTCAGCAGCAACTGCAGCCGGCGCAGCACTGATGTTGATGGGCGGTCCAGTAACTATGTTGATTGGCGGCCTGACTATGCTGGCCGGCGGAGTTGTCAAACTTGCCAAAGTTGCTGGTGAACAAAGCGATGCGTTGTTCAAAGGATTTCAGGACCTGTCCAAGTCAGGCGGAGCTGCCAGCGATGGCATGGCAGGACTGTTTGGAGACATACAAAAACTAGGATTAGGTTTCCAGGATCTCGAAAATTACACGCAACTCATTTCCAGCAGCAGCAAAGAACTAGCCTTGTTTGGCGGCAGTGTAATAGACGGTCGTAAGCAATTTGCCAACATAGGCAAGTCCATGGAGCCCTTCCGTGAAAGTCTGTTTAATGCAGGAATGACCCAAGTAGAAATTAACGAAGCTAGTATGGCCTACCTGCGTTTGCAGAGTAGAATTGGGCAGACACAGACCAAGACCACACAGCAGTTGGCCGACAGTGCAAGAAAATATCTAATAGAGCAAGATGCGTTGACCAAGCTCACAGGTATGACACGCAAAGAGCAAGAAGATTCCCGTGAAGAAATTCGCAGTCAAGAACGCTTTGCTGGTAAACTGATGGAGATGCGTGCTAAGGGACAAACTGACCAAGCCAAAGCACTAGAAGACACATTCTTGATATTGAAGAGTCAGAGCAAGGAAGCAGCACAAGGTTTTGCTGATGTGTCAACTGGTATGATTACCACAGACGCCGCACAAAAAAGCTACTTGGCTACTCAAGGCGAAAGCATGCGAACAGCCCAGCTTATAACAGCAGGGCAGCTAGATGCAGCACAAGGTGCACAGCGTGTGGCTGCTGCACATGGCAGGAACGCAGATGCAATGGGTGCATCACTGGGTCAGATAGGTATATATAATTCTACGTATGGTGATCTAGCAGCAGATCTACGCCTTAGAGGTATGAACGACGCTGATATTGGCAAGCAACTGCAAAAAATACAAGAAGACCAACTTAAACAAGGTGTCAAGGGCGGCAAAGCAGCTGATGCTGCACAACAAGCACAAACAGACATGCGAATAAGTCAGCAAAAGTCAATGCTGGCATTGCAAGGCCTGGTTAATTATGCAGTAATTCCTGCTACTAGTGCAATAGGCAAGTTTACTGAGGCAGTCGAATCTGCCACGCTGATGCTGACCAAAATAATAAATTTCTTTGGATTTGGAAAAACAGACACTACATCTAAGGAAGAAATTGCTGCAGCTAATCTAGTAAATCAGCGCAAGCGCGAAGTCATGGACCTAGAATGGAAAGTTACTAGTGCTCGTTCAGAACAAGACAAACAGATTGCAGAGCAAGAACTAAAAGCAGCTAAAGCAAAATTGTCAGTTGCAAAAATATCAGAACGTACTGCAATAAAACAATCTTCGGATAGTCGAGTTGCTGGCAATGCCACCGGCAGCACGTCAGCAGCTGATCCAATGGGAGCAATACCAGAGCCATCAACTGCATCACGTCCTGCTACAACCAGCAGCAAAAGCATGGCAATGCCCAGTACCACAGGTGGGCCTAAAGAGGTGTCATACCGTGACTACATCAAGTTTACAGGCGGTACTGGCAGCGAAGACCACTTTAACAAGATGCAGCCCGACGTCAAAGCAGCATTTGCGCAAATGGCTCAGGCCTATAATGCAAACACAGGTAAAAAACTGCAGATCAACTCAGCGTACCGCAGCCCTGAAGAGCAAGCAGGAGTTGATTCGGGAACCAATCCCAAAGCTGCACCGGGCAAGAGCAAACACAATATTGGTCGTGCAGTAGACATTCAGAGTTCACAGGTAAGAGAGATGGATGCTACCGGCTTGCTGAAACAGTACGGATTCAACACGCTAGCCGACGATCCTCCGCATATTTTTATGCGCAATGGCGGCGTTGCGTCTGGACCAGAATCAGGTTACCCAGCAACACTGCATGGCACAGAAGCTGTTATTCCATTAAAGAATGGTTCTGTGCCTGTGAGCTTGGACATGAAAAAAGGGCTTGGATCCAATGGTATTGGTCCAACATTTGGAGGTTATAACGAGTACACAGGACTTAATTCAGGCAACATGAGCACAGATTTGGACGCAGTCAAGAGTATTGCTGCCAAGCTGGGAGCGTATGATGCCACAACCAAAATGATCACCGACCCAGGCGTTTGGAAACAGATCTTGGGATCCGGCATTGCTATGAACTACGACATGGGCCTTGCAGAAATAGGTACAAAACTATTGCCAGGCATTGGTGCAGAGATTGGTGAACGTATTCAAGAACTTAAACAAACCAACAACACTGAAACTACAAACGCCATTGCACAAGTGGCCAAAGAGTTCAAAGCAGCCATGGCTGATGCAATAAAGAACATGGGCGGCGGCGACTCTGCACTGGCAGGAGCACAGCTAAGTGCACTGACTCAACTGGTGCGTGAACAACAAAACAGCAATGATCTACAGAGGAAGTTGTTGACGGCGACTGCTAACTAACGGTAAATAACTCACTATGGCAGATAAAAATCAACAAGGGTGGCGCAAGTACTTCAAGGTAGCAGATACCTCTGGACAACTGAGCCCTATATCAGGCAAAAACCAATTTGGTGTTGATGGCTATCAAAAGAATGATGGCACCAATGGCGCAGCACAAGCAGACTTTGTGTTTCGTAACTATGCTAGCCGACTGCCTGAGGTGTACTCAGGACATCCTAACCGTGTTGAACGATACAATCAGTACGAAAACATGGACATGGATAGTGAAATCAATGCATGTTTGGACATCATTGCTGAGTTTTCAACACAGCTGAGTCCAACCAACGGCACACCGTTTGATATCAGATACAACGAAACTCCCACAGATCACGAAGTTGGTATTGTAAAGAAGCAACTGCAGCAATGGGTCAAGCTCAACAAACTGGATCAGCGTGCATTCAAGCTGTTCCGAAACACCATCAAGTACGGCGATCAAATTTTCGTTCGTGATCCAGAAACATTTGAAATGATGTGGGTAGACATGAGCAAAGTGGCTCGTGTGATTGTGAACGAAAGCGAAGGCAAGCGTCCCGAGCAGTATGTGATTCGTGACATCAATCCCAACTTTCAAAACATGACTGTGGCTGCAAAAACAACCACAGACTACATGACCAACCCTATTACAGGCAGTATTACAGGTGCGTCTAACTACACCAGTCCCAATGGCGGCTCTGGCGGCGGCGTAGGCAACAGTAGATTTACACAGGCACAAAACGAAGTGTGCTTGGATGCCAAGCACGTGGTGCACATGAGTCTCAATGAAGGACTTGATGTGTTCTGGCCATTTGGACGCAGCGTACTAGAACAAATTTTCATGGTGTACAAGCAGAAACAACTGCTGGAAGATGCTGTGTTGATCTATCGTGTACAGCGTGCGCCTGAACGTCGTATTTTTAAAATTGACGTAGGCAACATGCCTAGCCACTTGGCAATGGCATTTGTGGAACGTGTCAAAAACGAAATGCACCAGCGTAGAATCCCAACCACATCAGGTGGCGGAAACAACATGATGGACAGCAGTTACAATCCTTTATGTTTGGATCTGTCTACCCGTATACCTTTACTAGATGGCAGAACATTAGAGCTGCAAGAATTAATAACAGAATTTAAAAACGGAAAAGAAAACTGGGCCTACAGTTGTGACCCGGTTACCGGAAAGGTTCTGCCTGGCGTGATCAACTGGGCTGGAGTCACACGTCGGGACACTGAAGTTATCAAGTTGACACTTGACAATGGCAAAGAATTAATATGTACCCCGGATCATAAAATTCCTGTGTTTGGAAAAGGATTTGTTGAAGCAAAAGATCTAACCGATCAAGACAGCTTGATTGCATTTAACACGCAACAGTCAAAAATATCATCCAGCTCAAATGAATATCAACAAGTATGGGATCACGAAACCAAGTCCTGGATATGGACTCATCGTTTGGTTGGAGAATTTTTCCGTCAACAAAACAAACACCAAGAATTTACATATCTTGAGGAAAATATCAACAAAACCAAGGCAGTAATCCACCACAAAGATTCAAATAGATTCAATAACGATCCAAGAAATTTAACCTACATGAACAAGCAGGATCATATACTATTTCATGCTGCTCAAAAGAAAGAATTTTGGGAAAATATGACAGATCAGTACAGAGCTACTATGACTTTGAAGATATCTGACACTTTAAAAGATCGTTGGAAAACTTTGTCTGACACTGACAGGCTGGCTGCGTTATGGAATATTCGTTCCGCTCAACAAAAATCAGTATGGATGAGACAGAACAACCCTGCATTTGCAGCCAGCTACAAAAAGAATACCAGTGCATCTAGAAAACGATACCTCAAACATAACCCAACAGCTAGACAGCAGTTGGTTAAGAATCTTGAGTCACGAGTTAAGATACAAAACCAAGAACTAAATCTGACATTTGACATGCTGCAACTTGTGGTAGACAAAGTCAAAACTGGTATGACCAACAAATTAGAGATAATAAGTTGGTGTGACCATAATTCTGAATTGTTGTCCAAAGTTAAGGCCAGCAATTCTATTCCATTAGCCTACAAAAATGCTCAATGCAAAATAGATTTTTCTAAATTTGGATACAGCAAACTAGATAAACTACTGGGCAATTTTGGCTACAAAAACTGGAAAACATTTGTCAAAGAAATTGATCAATTCAATCATAGAATAGTAAAAATTGAAAAAGTTTCAAACAGAGATGTTGGCACTATCACAATTGACGGCACTGAAAAATGGCACAACCATCATACATTTGCTATTGAATCTGGCATCTTTGTTAAAAATTCAATCAACGAAGATTACTTTTTTCCACAGGGACAGGATGGTCGCGGCAGCAGTGTAGAAACATTGCCCGGTGGACAAAATCTAGGCGAGATTGATGACCTGAAGTACTTCAACAACAAAATGGCACGTGGCCTTCGTGTGCCCAGCAGCTACTTACCTACAGGACCTGATGATTCAGATCGGACCACCAGCGATGGCAAAGTGGGCACAGCACTGATTCAGGAGTACAGATTTAACCAGTACTGCGAACGTTTACAAGCATTGATTTCACAAAAGCTGGATGACGAATTCAAAATGTTTTTGAAGTGGCGTGGTTTTAATATTGACTCTGGCTTGTTTAATTTAACATTTAATGCGCCGCAGAACTTTGCCAGTTACCGCCAAAGCGAACTAGACAACACCAGAATACAAGCATTCCAAGGACTAGAGCAGCTGCCTTACATGAGCAAACGATTCTTGTTGGAACGATTCCTGGGACTAACCGAAGACGAAATACGAGAGAACGAAAAGCTATGGCGTGAAGAACGCGACGATCCGCAGATGCAACCCACAACTGGGCAAGACCTGCGTGCAGTGGGCATCAGTCCAGGCAGTCTGGAATCTGATATTGCCACAGGCGAAGAAATTAATGCCATGGAACCTGCAGGTGCAGCAGGAGTAGACATTAGCGCAGGCGTCCTTGGTAATGCGCCTGGTCCAGGTGGCGCAGCAGCAGCACCAGCAGCAACACCGCCAGCTGCATAAATAACACTATTATGATACTGCAAGAATTTTGGAACAAAGAACCTGAAGCATATCAGGACCTGTCGCAAGACAACAGCCAACCTCAACTGGGTGACTTGCGCAAGACTCACCTTACTCTGCAGCAACTCAACAAACTGCGAAGAATGAACGATGTTCGTGCAGTTGAATTTAAAGAAAAACTCAAACTGGTGCGCCAGCAATACGCACCACCTGCAGCGCCTGTGATGTAATTTTTGCCATGTCTGGCAATTTATCGTGTTTTTTCCATCTAAATGCACCAAGTTTAAGCCTCTTGGGTAAATAACATTACACTTTACCTAACAGGAGTTTCTTTATGAACAAATTTGAACAATTGATCGAATACGTGATCAATGATGAAGACCAAAAAGCTCGCGCCTTATTCCATGACATTGTTGTGGGCAAAAGCCGTGAAATTTATGAAAGCATGATGTCTGACGAAGAGCTAGACGAAGCTGAAGAGCTAGACGAAGCTGACGAAGACCTAGAAGAAGGCGCCATGGGCGGCGACGCAGCTGACGACTTGATCGATGATGTTGAATCTGAAGAGCAAGACGACATGAGCATGGAAGCCGAAGGCGACGATGACGACGAAATGGACGTTGAAATGGACGACGGCATGGACGACGACATGGACATGGACAGCGAAGAAGGACTTGAAGACCGTGTTATGGATCTTGAAGACAAGTTAGACGAACTTATGGCTGAATTTGAAGACCTAATGGGCGGTGGTTCCGACGAAATGGGCAACGGCGACGACATGGGCAGCGACATGGGCGGTGATGCTATTGAAATGGACGACACAGAAGAAATGATGCCTGAAATGGGTATGATGGAAAATGTGAGTCTCAAAGCAGCCCCAAAGCCAGTTACTACAGAACCAGCTGGAACAAACAGCAGATCTGCAGTAGCCGCTAACAGTGGTGCAAAAGGTCCAATTGGCAGCACAGTTAAGCCTGTGACTACAACTGGTGCAGAAGCACAAGGTCGTCCTGCTCCGACTACAAAAGACTTAATTGGCAAAGTTGGTAATTCACCAGCTCAAGGCACACAAAAGCCTAGTGCAGCTACTAAGCCTAGATTAAGCCAGGAAAGCGGCGTTAATAACAAGTCAACAGTGCCCGGATCACGTAACTAAAAATGGTTTACCTACAAGAACAACTTACCTTTAATCAAGCTAACATTCAGGTTCTTGAAGAATCTAATGCCAGCGGGGGTAAGAACCTTTACCTTAAAGGTATTTGTATTGAAGGTAACAAACGTAACGCTAACGACAGAATCTATCCACTGCATGAAATTACTCGTGCAGTCAACACTATTACTCAACAGATCAAAGAAGGCAATTCAGTCTTAGGTGAAGTGGATCACCCAGATGATTTAAAAATTAATCTTGATCGTGTTTGCCATAGTGTTGAAGATATGTGGATGGAGGGCGAAGCCGGACACGGCAAGCTCAAGATCCTCCCGACCCCAATGGGAGATTTGATCAAGACGTTGGTTCAAAACGGCGTTAAACTTGGCGTGTCAAGCCGCGGAAGCGGTAACGTTGACGATAGAACAGGACATGTAAGTGACTTTGAAATAGTCACTATAGATGTGGTTGCCCAACCCAGCGCACCAAATGCGTACCCCAAAGCAATTTACGAAGGTATGATGAACATGAATTATGGTCATAGATTACTGGAGATTGCTAAAGATGCTGGTCGTGACAACAAAGTGCAGAAGTACCTGAAAGGCGAAGTAATTCGTTTGATCAGGAATCTGAAAATCTAAGGAGAATCTACTAATGTTAGATGCAATCAAACCATTGCTAGATAGCGACTTGATCAACGAGGAAACTCGTACTGAGATTAACGAAGCCTGGGAAACCAAGCTGAGTGAAGCTCGTGAGCAAGCCCGTACAGAACTACGTGAAGAGTTCGCACAACGCTATGAGCATGATAAGACAGTTATGGTTGAAGCCCTAGATCGAATGGTAACAGAAGGACTCCAAGCAGAACTTCAACAAGTGGTAGCTGAAAAGCGATCTCTTGCTGAAGATCGCGTTAAGTTCCACGGCAAGATGAAAGAAAGTGCTACAAAGTTCAACAACTTTATGGTAACTAAACTTGCTGAAGAAATTGGCGAACTGCGTAAAGACCGTAAGCAGCACAATGAAGGACTAGAAAAACTAGAAAACTTCATAGTGCATGCTCTAGCTCATGAAATTCGAGAATTTGCCCAAGACAAGCGTGACGTGGTTGAAACCAAAGTTCGCTTGGTCCGCGAAGCACGCAGCAAACTCGAAACTCTCAAGTCACGTTTCGTTAAGGAAAGTGCTGAGAAAATGAGTCGCGCTGTTAGCAGTCATCTCAAAGCTGAATTGACACAGTTACAAGAAGACATCAAAGTTGCTCGTGAGAACAATTTTGGACGTCGTATCTTTGAAGCGTATGCAGCAGAATTTGGCGCTACTCACCTAAATGAGAACGCAGAAGTTCGCAAGCTCAGCAGCCTGCTACACCACAAAGACAAGCAGTTGTCAGAAGCCATTAAACTCACCGAGCGAGCTAAAGTCGTCGTTGAGTCCAAAGAACGTGAAATACGTATGATCAAAGAATCCAATGAGCGTGATAACACATTGGAAATGTTGCTGGCCCCCTTGAACAAGGAAAAAGCCAATGTCATGCGTAATTTGCTGGAAAGCGTACAAACCACTCGTTTGAAAAACGCCTTCGAAAAGTATCTACCAGCAGTTTTGGAAGACCGTTCTGTAAGAACCAATAAAGTAATTACAGAATCAGTTACCGAAGTTACTGGAGATAAATCTGTTCCAAGTAGTCAACAGGAAGACCGCGAAGCTAAAAGCAACGTAATCGACCTCAAGCGCCTGGCAGGGTTATAAAATTTTATAGGAGACTTAAATGTCACAAGAACTATTAGAAAGCCGCTGGGGCGAGACTAAAGAAGCATTACTTGAGGGTCTTAATGGCTCCAAGCGCAACAGCATGGGTGTTATCCTTGAAAACACTCGCAAGTACTTGAAGGAAAACGCTTCCGCAGGTTCTACTGCAGCAGGTAACATTGCTACATTGAACCGTGTGATCCTTCCAGTGATTCGTCGTGTTATGCCAACTGTTATTGCTAACGAGTTGGTCGGCGTTCAGCCAATGACTGGTCCCGTTGGTCAGATTCACACTCTGCGTGTGCGTTATGCAAACAGCTTGACTGACAACAGCGCAGCAGCAACTTCTGTTGCAGCTGGTGAAGAAGCGCTGAGCCCATTCAAGATTGCCACAGCGTACTCCACAGTACCTGGTGCAACCGGTACTGCAACTAGCTACACTGGTGCTAACACAGCAGGTATGGAAGGTACTGGCGGTAAGCAAATTTCCGTTCAGATCCTGAAGCAGGCTGTTGAAGCCAAGACACGTAAGTTGCAAGCTCGTTGGACTTTTGAATCAGCTCAAGACGCGCAGTCAATGCACGGTATTGATGTTGAAGCAGAAATCATGGCTGCACTGGCACAAGAAATTACTGCTGAAATTGACCAAGAGATTCTGTTGAGCCTGCGTAGTCTGGCTGCTACTGAATTTACTTACAACCAAGCTACTGTTTCTGGTACTGCTACATTCGTTGGTGACGAACACGCTGCTCTAGCTGTGTTGATCAACCGTGTTGCTAACTTGATTGCTCAGCGCACACGTCGTGGCGCAGGTAACTACGCTGTTGTTAGCAGTGCTGCACTAACAGTGTTGCAAAGTGCTACAACCAGCGCATTTGCTCGCACAACAGAAGGCACATTCGAAGCACCTACAAACACCAAGTTTGTTGGTACATTGAACGGTGCTATGCGTGTGTTTGTTGACAGCTATGCTAGCGACAATACACCAGTTCTGGTTGGTTACAAAGGCTCTTCAGAAGCTGATGCTCCTGCATTCTACTGCCCATACATCCCATTGATGAGTTCAGGCGTAGTGTTGGATCCATCAACATTTGAACCAGTCGTGAGTTTCATGACGAGATATGGTTACATCGAGCTTACTAATACTGCATCGTCTTTCGGCAATGCTGGAGATTATGTAGGGGAGATAGCCGT